AAAGGGTACATATCCAACATACGTGTTTCTAGTGTGGGTAGGTACACATCAAACTTTACGCCAAGCACAACGCCTTTAACAGCATTGTCTAACACGCAGTTTTTGTCTTTGCAAGATAATCGTTGGGTTGATAGAAGCACAAACGCATCGGCAATTAGTGTTGTTGGTAGCAGCGGCACACCATCCGTCCAAGCCTTCAGCCCATTTGCTCCTACTGCTGCATACGATACTGCGGTAGTAGGTGGTAGTGGGTATTTTGATGGTAGTGGGGATAGTCTTGCTCTTGGAAGTAACGCAGCATTTGCGTATGGACTCGGAGCAATTACTATTCAATTTTGGGTATATGGAACTGTAAATTCATCTGTCCAAGCATGGATTACTAATGGCTCTAATAACTTAAATATTCAACGTAATAGTAGCGGTTTTTACAATGTATATGATGGAACAGATAGAATTTCAACTACTTTAGTAATAGCTAATCAATGGAATCATGTAGCATTTGTTAGACAATCAAGTGGTCAAACTGATCTTTATGCAAATGGAGTAAGTGTTCTTAGCTGGACTTCATCAGTTAATTACGGAAATGATACGTTTTTAGTATCTGGCTCTAGTTCGTTCCCATTTACAGGGTATGTATCTGGTTTGCAAGTGTTAAAAGGAACGGCTCTTTATACTTCAACATTCACTCCTCCAACTGCACCACCTACAGCAATAACTAATACGCAGTTACTTTGCAACTTCACCAACTCCGGCATCTACGACTCTACTGCTAAGAATGATTTAGAGACTGTAGGCAATGCACAAGTAAGCACGACACAGGCGAAGTGGGGCACTACGTCGATGTACTTTGATGGTACTGGGGATTATTTAATATTACCTGCGTCTCAGAATACGGCTTTCGGTACAGGTGATCTAACTATTGAGTTTTGGATTTATTACGCATCTGCTTCTGGTAACTACATTATTTTTGATAGCCGTGGTACGAATGTCGCACAAGCTGGCATTGCAATAAACACAGGTAGCGGAAGTATATTTGTTAATAATGGCACATCAAATATCATAACTGGTACTGCTCCAACTGCAAACGCTTGGCATCATATTGCATTTTCAAGGTCTGGTTCATCTAATAAATTATTTATAGACGGAACTCAAGCAGGATCAACTGCAACAAGTAGCACAAACTATGCTACTGGATATGTTACAGGTATTGGTACAACTTTAGACTCTGCTTATACAGCTAGTTACTATCTTAATGGTTACATTGATGATCTGCGTATAACTAAAGGCTACGCACGTTACACATCTAACTTTACTGCTCCAACCGCAGCCTTCCCTCTTTTGTAGGTGACTTATGTATTCTAAAAACGGTTCTATACCTAAGCCTGAGACAGATGGCACAGATGGATGGATTGAGGTTCCTGATGCGCCAGAAGTTCCTGCTGGCAAGGAACTTGTCTGGTGGTATCCACCGGGTTGGGTTATTCGTGATCCTAAGCCAGAGGGCAATTGGTCGTGGAGTCAATCTCAAGAGCAATGGGTTGAGTACATTCAGCCAGAGCAAATAACAGAATTGGCCACAACGGATTTACCGGCTATCACTAGCGCCGATCTTAACTCTTTAACAAGTTCAGACATTCCAGCACTATGACGCCTGAGTTGCAAAAGTATTACGAAGATAGATTCTCTATGATGGCCACTCAAGGGTGGCTTGATTTGATAGAAGATATTGACGAAATGGTGAACGCATTAAATAATCTTTCTGCTGTTGAAGACGAAAAAAGTTTACAATTCAAGAAGGGCGAGCTTTCTATCTTGCTATGGCTGAAAAACTTGCGACAAGTCAGCTCAGATGCTTATGAGGATTTAAATGCGCCGAATGTATGAATTTGCCTGTGAAAATGGGCATCGTATTGAAAAGTTGACTAGTTATGAGCTGACTCAAGTTCAATGCGAGTGCGGTGGTAACGCCCACCGTGTAATATCCGCTCCAGCGTTTTTATTGGAGGGTTGGTCGGGGTCATTCCCGACCGCCGCAGCCCAATTTGATCGTAGGCATCGAGAAAAACTCGCTGCGGAGCAAAAAGCGAACAGATAACCAGATTCTGGCCTGTTTATTATTATCCTGGGAACCAAAAGATGGCAGGAAAAGGAAACCTAATATGTTAGTTGATCCAGAAAATGAGTTGCCTTCTGAGTTAGAGACAGAGGAAGCCAAGCTAGATTCTACGATTGGTAATGACAAACCAGACCTTCCTGAAAGGTATCGGAATAAGTCTCTCGAAGACGTTATGAAGATGCACCAAGAAGCGGAAAAAGTCATAGGACGCCAAGCGCAAGAAGTCGGCGAAGTGCGGAAACTGGCTGATGAACTGATTAAGCAAAACCTCAATTCTAGGCAGCAACCTATTGCAGAGGAAGAGCCGGAAGTGGACTTCTATGAAGACCCACAAAAGGCAGTTCGTAATACGATTGATAAGCACCCTGACATCATTGAGGCTCGCAAGGCTGCAATGGAGTTGAGAGCGCTACAGACTCAGCAAAAGTTAGCTCAAGCACACCCTGATTTCGAGCAAGTTGTTCGAGATGATGGGTTTGTTAATTGGGTTAAATCATCAAATATCCGCTTGGATTTATTCAAGCGCGCTGATGCAGAGTTTGATTTTGATTCGGCTAACGAATTGCTGTCCACCTATAAAGAGTTGCGTGGTATTCAGACTAAGCAAGCGAACCAACAAGCATCAACGGCTCGCCAGCAAACAATGAAATCTGTGCAAGTTGATAGTGGTGGAAGCGGTGAGAGTTCAAAAAGAGTTTACCGACGTGCTGACCTAATTCGGCTAAAAATGAATGATCCAGCCCGATACGACGCACTTTCAGATGAAATTATGCTGGCGTATCAAGAGGGTCGGGTCAAATAAACACTTTTGATCTAGGAGTAATAACATGGCAAATACAGCATTTTCCCCAACCAATAGCGTAACCGTATCGAGCGCCGGTACCTTCGTTCCAGAGATTTGGAGTGATGAAATTGTTGCGTCTTACAAGAAGAATCTTGTTCTGGCCAATCTGGTCATGAAGATGAACTTCCGTGGCAAAAAAGGCGATGTGATTCACATCCCAGCACCAACACGCGGTTCGGCATCGTTAAAAGTAGCAACCGATGCAGTGACATTGATTGCTGCTAGCAACACTGAAGTGCAAGTGACTATCGACAAGCACTATGAGTACAGCCGTTTGATCGAGGACATCGCTGAAATTCAAGCTCTGAACTCAATGCGTCAGTTTTACACTGCCGATGCTGGTTATGCACTGGCGCGTCAAGTAGATACCAACTTGGTTCAATTGGGTCGTGCATTTAACGGCGCAACAGTTGGCACCGACGATTATGCAACTAGCAACACAACCACCAAAGCCTTTATCGGCTCAAACGGTACAACTGCATACAACTCAACATCGTCGAATGCAGCCGCTCTGACTGATGCAGCTATCCGCCGCACAATCCAGCGTTTGGATGACAACGACACACCAATGGATGGCCGTTTCTTTATTATTCCTCCTTCAAGCCGTAACACATTGATGGGTCTGGCTCGTTATACCGAGCAAGCATTCGTCGGTGATGGCAATGCAATCCGCAATGGCGAGATCGGAAATTTGTACGGTATCCCTGTGTTTGTTTCGTCAAACGCTGATACTGGCGCTGGCAACAGCACTACAGACCGTATCTGCTTGATGGGTCACAAGGATTCGATGGTTCTGGTTGAGCAAGTTGCGGTTCGCTCGCAGACTCAGTACAAGCAAGAGTATTTGGGCACTTTGTTTACTGCTGACACTCTGTATGGCGTCAAAGCAATGCGTACTGCGGCAACTGTTGGCGCAGCCCTGTCGTCTTCGGCATTTGCCTTGGCCGTACCTGCCTAATTAAACTCCCCACCTTCGGGTGGGGGTTTTTAACCTAATTAGGAGAAATACTATGGCAACAGCATCGGCAGTAACTGTACGCGCAGGCAACGATCAATTCCGTGGCCTGTTTTCTGATACGTGGCTGGTAACAGCTACACTTGACGCTGGCTCGCTAGTTAATGGCGCTGGCGAAACTGATGACGTAACCGTCCCAGGCGTTGCTTTGGGCGATATGGTCATCGGCGCATCATTGGGCGTGGATTTAGTGGGATTGACTGTTACTGGCTATGTCAGTGCAGCTAATACTGTTAAATTCCGCATTCAAAATGAATCAGAAGCCACCGTTGACTTAGCATCTTCAACATTGCGCATCGTTGTAGTTCGTTCATTAGCATAAGACTCAGGGGCTTCGGCCCCTGATTTTTAAAGGTTCCTATGGCAATTTTTAGATGTCTTCAAAGCGGTCAAACTGTTGAATTTACGCAGCCGCATGACGTTGAAAGTATGAAAGGCCATGCGGGATACGAGCGCATTGATGAGCCTGAGACTTCAGGCGATAATGACGAACATTTGGTAATTATGCGGCCACCAGAGGCGCAGAAACGGCCTGGAAGGCC